TGATTCGTCTAGTTGTACTTATACTCTATTGCAGGTACAGCACTACTGACAGGAGTTTGAAAATAACCCCTAGCCCTCATCACATTACCAGCTACTCTGGCAATTGGTTTGATGGCGGCAGATAGTCTACTAGCCATACTAGAAGCCGTGACTACGGCTTCTGATGCTGATTCGACTGTGGAAACTATGGATTCCATATAACCGATGGCTGCAGCCCTTTCTACATTTGCTGCTTCGCCCATCTCTTTGGCACTGTACGATCCGGGGATCGTATCAAGAAAACCATACAGAGCTGACCCGCTTTGTATGTATTCTATATGTTGAATGAATTCAAAATTCAAGGCTGCTGCTGAACTAATGGGCATTCCTACCCCTAGCACAACAATGGAACACCAACCACTGGCTGATTCCACACCTAGACCTGTGGCCGTCAATTCTCCTGATGAAGACGTTCTAAAACGATATATACCGTCATCGAAAGCCTTACCAGGAATAATCAATGGACATTCACATAATTCAACTAAAGAAAATTTTTCTGCTAATGGCATTTGAGCCATTCCTGCTTCTGATTGAGGATATTCATAATATGGAATGTTGGTGACCAAATTTAAGGGAACTATAGCTACCCAAATATGGCCAGAGGCTGCAGTAAGGGCGAGGTCACTCGTAATACGAATACCCCAACCTACTGTTCTGTACACGCCTGCAACATTCAACAATGCCGGAGCCTGAGGAGTTGGAATAAATCCAACACCCCCTCCCCACGTTATTGTTGTACCTGATGATGAAGTCGATGAAGCAAAAGCAAACCCATTAACTAATGGATTAAAGGCCGTTGCTATGACTCCGCCTGCGTTGGAAGCACCTGAATAGGCGCATCTAACAACCGCTGTACCCGTTGGGTAACCAAATTCATCAGGACTACGAATCCCATTACAATCAGGCAAGAATGGATTGACACGACTGATCAAATAACCACTCATGCGCATCAGCTTGCCCTTTCCTTTCTGCCTCCTATTGTTTTTCCTTTTTCTCGTATTAACCACAATGGGTTTAACAACGCGCTCCCTGACAACTATTCGACGATTTTTACGTGTCATGAATAATTTCAATGGAACTAAGTGGCCGGCCCAATAGTTCCAAAGGTAATGGATTGTTAAGGAAACATAAAAAGGATATGGCACATAAAATGACAATAATGTCAACAACCCGTGGGCTGTCACATTAAACAAGTTAAACGTCAAAATCGTTTCTATCAATCCAATTAACAATCCCAACCTGGGATCGTACTCTCGTGCTAGTTCCTCTAAAAGAGGGGACAAGAAAAAGAAAATTAACAAATTAAGGACTTTTATTAACCCACCAAGTGATGATTTTACACTAACAGTATGTAAATGCTCACCGTCATTTGACTTACCCCAATCCTTAGCAATCATTTGCTCAGAAGCAAATGATTGTAAGCAAATGGGGAAACCTTCCGACAGTTCTTTTTCGAGCTCGTCCAAATGTGAATCATCGATATCATATCGGATACACAAATGTTTACGTGCCTCATCATCGTAGAATATTTTTCTACTAGCATACTCATTATACTCTTCATAATGAGCAGCGACTTGGTGGAAATACTTCCTATATATATGGTGTTCATATAATCCTTTGAATCCTGGTAGTTCAGACAAACCATTGGCCATTCCTTTCAGAATGGAAGCAAATTGTCTTTTCCTGGCTTCTTCATCCAAATGTAAATCTTTACACCAAAAAGTTTTGGCTAAAAGTTTACCTGGTTTCGGTACCAGTACCACACCATCGTTCGTGGGCACAAAAATAGAAGAACAGAATTCTACATCATATTTGTCAACCTTACGCAATTTAACAGTTAATCCGTTCTCTAAATACTTGAGAACGTAGTCAACCACTTCAATTGAATCTCGGAGGAACAACACACTATCATCACCTTTGACTAACACAGCAACCAAATTAACCCCAAACACATGCAAAGCAG